GTTTTTTGATAAAAGCCGATTCCCTCACCATTAATTCCCATGCGCTTGATTTTTAATGGTATTTTTTGTTTCACTTTCAGATTCATACCCCTATCTTATCACATTTTGAGTTATTCCGCTACCGCTTGATTTTTATATTTCATTAGTAAGTAAAGGCCTTGATATTCCTGATTTTCTTTAAAATCATATTTCCTTATATTTTCTTTAAATTCTTTAAAAGTTCCTAAAAATGTTCACAAAAAAAGCCCCACAAAGGAGCCACTATACTATATGATGAGTTCAGCAGGCAAGAAACTAGCACGGTCAAACGTGCTTTTTTGTTTCTATTTAACAGGAAGCTATTGCACATCTTTTAATATTTGTTTTATTAGTTTGCATGAAGTATTCTAAATACTCTTCATCTTCTAATCTAAAATCTAACAATAGCATAAATTTAATTTCGTATCTGTTCTCTTATATTGGAACTCTATATGTACCTGTTCTTTAATCTTCAAAGTTTAGCTTATATTCTTTTTTGATTGTAAGTTTAGTATTTTAAAACTGTGTTTTTCCTTCTTCTTTAATAATTAATCAAATATAGTAAAAACTTATCCTAGCGCTAACATAAAGTTGTTATTATAAATCTCTTTTTATTTTAAAATCATTGTAACAATCAGATTTAAGCAAAAACACTTAGAACAATCTAAGTGTTTTCATTTTAGATAGACTTATCAACAAGAGTATTACTGATTTGATTTTTTGGTTTAGTGTCTATCTCTTTATATACTTCCAAAAAATTTTTACCAACATTACTTTGAGAAAGTTTCTGATATATTTTTTTATCTAGGAATCCATGTTGTTCTTTTGAAAAATTTGCTACATACATTATATATCACCCTTTCTAATTTTATAATCAATATTATTTTCAATATTAAAGTAGTGTTTTCTTTCAATCCAGATAGGACCTTCACCTTTAGAAATAGCTAAAACATCCACTGGTCCTCCAACTGTTTCAAGTGTATTCACAATCTTTCTCTTAAAAGAAGTCAACTCAATGAATGTTTTTGCAGTAGAAGCCATCTCATCAATAGGTTGCATCCCAATCAACTCAAAAATTGGATTGATATAGTATTGTTGTTGGACTCTAGCGATAGTTTCAAACAACTCTTCCTGTGCATCCGATATATTATTACTTTCCAAAATTTCATTAATTTGTTGTCCTATAAATGCGTTTAACATTGGATCTATGCCATTCATTATAGTATCTACCATTTCAGATTGAGCAAAGGGAATAATATGACAAGCAACATTTTGGCTAATTTCTTTCTCGGTAATTACACGCCAGACAAGACGTTTAGCAAATATACCACTTAACTCTATTTGTCTAAGGGATGGAAAAATTTCTTCAACACCATACCCAGCAATTACCAATCCTGTCACAGAATTTCTATCAAAACCAACTAGCATTGCTTGGTATAATGTTTTAGTTAAAGAGTTTAGTTGCTCATCGGAGTATTCACTATTGTCGAAATACTCATCTAGTTGTTCCCGTATTAAATTAAGTTCGCCATCTAAATATTCAAATTCAGTTTCAGATATTGATTTTGAGATCTCATTTGAATATTCTTCTATAGTTTCCCATAAAATATTCTTAAAAATTTCTAGAGTTATTACTTCTCCCTGAGATGATCTATAGTCAGCTACTTCTTGGGTACTCTCGTGTATTATTTTTAAATAACTTTTAGTCTGTCTAGTTATATAATTAATCAAGGCATCATTATTTTGTATCGGCATAAATTGTAATAAAAAATCAACAAAATTTTCAATGTACCTTGCTGTGTCACCTAACACTTCATTACCAATCGACTTTTTATACTCACTTATGATTACTTCCCACGGTACTCCCATAAAGGAGGCATCTCCATAAATCATAATTCCAACCGAATGTACTCTAGATAAAGTAAATAATTTCCGAGCACTATTAAACACTTTGGAGTTAACCCCGTCAGATAAAGTCACCGCACTATCTGCAGCTAAAACAACTCCATTCTTATTTAGTATTCCAATTTCTGCAGTCAAAATTGAGCCTCCAATTATTTTACATAACTTAACAGTTAAAAATCATTAAATATTTTTCAATTTATACAACAATTCCCTTTAACTAATTATAATACAATTCATACTAAAAGTACATTCTTTTAACTATGCGAACACATCTCCAATTTCTAACAATATATCATAGCTTCAATTTAATCTAGAAAAATTATTTTCAGTTTAACCTCCTCATTTATTTCAATGACTTTTGAATGCATATGTTTAATTTCAAAAAACTAGCCTTCACCTTATAAATCAACAAGTTTTTACCCCCTTTTTGTCTGGAGGTCTCCGACTTGGAAAAAGTTCCCTTCACCGGTTCCCAAAGTATTCAAAAAAATTTTTTCAACGTGGGGGGAGTCAATATCCTTTCAGTTCTATAAATCTTTTAGCGATTACCTTTCTACGGCTATTTATATAACGAGTAGTTTTATTTAGTTTCTCTGCCACGTCTTCCCAAGTCGCACCAGCTTCTAAATATCTCATTTTAAAAATTACTAGATCACTTTCAATTAAGTTTTCCATCAAGGTATCTACAACTAGTTTGAAACCTTCTAAATATCTTAGTGTTTGGTCTTCTTCAATTCTAATGATTGTCGCTTCAGTAGGACTAGATACTGTCTTGCCTTTCCCACCAGTATAATCTTCAGTGCTATGTTTCTTATTATGTATCAGTTCCTGTCTTCTCAAATAAATTTTATTAGCAAGCGTTCTATATCGTCCTAACTCAATATCTATCCCGTCCAGGTCTCTGTTACTCAGTTCATACATAGTCAAGTACCTCCACTTCAATTTTAAAATTTTCTTATCTTGCATTCTGTCAAATTGACAAAAGCTTAAAAGCCTTTCAACACTCCACTTACCAGGTGTCATTGTTTTAAGTTTGACAACTCTTCAATATGACAATTTAAAGAAGTATACCTATAATTTAATCCCCAGTTTCTCTTATCTTACATTCTGTGAAACTCACTCCATTCTGTAACTTACTGATATATATGGCTTCCAAGCCTATACTCTATTTTAGTTTATGCTTTCTTCATTTTGTGAAACTAATTTACTGAAATTAAAAACAAGGCCATTTTTGATATAGCTATCAATTTCTTGATATTCAAATCAGCCTTGTTTCTAATGAATTACTCTTTACCTAAATACTCTTTAATCTCACGATATTCCTTAGAAAAATTCATATGCCCACTGACATCAGGATTTAAGAACGGAAGGATACTTGTTGGATTTACTTCTGTCCGATATACTGCAAGAGAATGCTCCTGAGTTATTTCTCCAACTACGCCTTTATGTATTTCTTCTACATCTTTCTTTAGTGCTTGAATTTCATCGAAGGCATCTAAAATTATCCTAAGTTTCTTCTGGTAACGTTTATAGATTTTCTTTTCTTCAGCTCTTCGCTTAGTCTCTTTAAAGATATATTCAAATATCGCTGCCTTTGCCTCCCAGAAATAAGTATCATATTCTTTCTCTAAAAGATTGATTGATTCACTCATTTTAGTAATTTGTTCTAAAGAAGTAGCATTATCCTCAAGAAAAGAATCAATATTATCAAATGAAATCTTCTTCTCTCCAGTAATTGTTTTTCTTTTTTCTTCCAACTTTGTTCTTGCTTTTGCAATCTTATCTTTTTTATCATCAAGATTTTCTAATGTTGATAATACTTCTCTAATATCCATCCCCTATCTCCTAATTCCATTTTATAAAGAAAGCGCAATCCGTTTCAATTTTCTTCACAACGAAACGAGTATAAAGCATTAAACTCATTCCATAAATAACGGATTCACTTACCCAACGTAAGCTATTTTTATTTCTTTCAAATAAAGTAGCGAAATTGTACAAATCCCCAACGAAAGCAACTTTATCGCCTTTTACTCCTAGTACTTCATCAGATACAACAATAACATCATCAACGTATAAGTTTTCTGAGTATTGTTCCTTCTTGTTAATTTTTAAAATATAATTTCCTTCGCTAGATTTCTCTTTATCTAAAAACTTAAATAGTGACTGACTTAATACAAGAGTATTATGACGTTCGGGATTCAAATCGTTTATTGTATCTTTCAATTCGTCAAAATTAGAAACATTTTTTTCAGGTGCTTCTTTTAGAATTTTTCCAATTTCAATATTACGAGTTTTACGACAAAGACGGGTAATTTTGTTACTTAAGAAGTCTGATATATTATATTCTCCATCATCAACTTGTTCAGACGATAAGGAAATACGGCCTGAAAATGTCTTGTGTTCAAACTTGGTTCTAATCTGTTTTTTTCTAAGTTCTACACTTTTACTATCTCTAAACTCTTCTGATTCAAGTTCTGATAGATGTTCATCATCAAAACCTACAGTTTCATATGTCCCACCAGTACCCGTATACTCAATCACATTAACAAGATCCACTAATTCTTTTCCTTCTTCAGGAACGTCATAGATACTTGTTATATCTTGTGATAATATTAAACCTGTTTTTGATTTTTCATCATCAATACTCATTCCTCTACTTCTTACATACTTTTCTACCAAACTAAATTTTTTAGCCATTTTATACTCCTTTATCTCTTTATTGCTCCTCGTTGTTTATAATTTTTTCTAAAGTTCTTAGCTCTTAGCTTTTCTTTTAGAACTCTACGAGCTTTTAAAATCATTTTTTCTAACTGTTGATTTTGTATTTTCGTCAGCATATTTTTCTAGTATTTCATGGTTCCCACTTTCTAAACTGCTATCTTCATTTTTACATTTTGAAAATATTTTCTGTCTTTTTTCTGGATCAATAGAAAACTTACTAGCTACCACATACCCTAATGAAGTATCTACCGTCATCTTCTTCACCTCCTTTCTTCTCAAGCAAAAAGGGACATACCACTAGCATCATATGCTTACGGTATGCCCCTGAGTTGTTCTCAATAGACTTATTTTTTAGTTTCTTTTTTGACTAGGTGAGTAAATTTCCCATCTGAGTAGACTAAAGTTATCTCTCCAAATCTTGGAACTTTTTCTATCTCTATTATACCACATTTTTCGTATACAATAAAGCCTTTTTCTGTTGAAAATTTCATTTCATCCATATCTATTAACCTTTCTCTCCCCTCACTGTGTTAATCGTATATCGCTTATCTTTTATTGTGAAAGCCTTAAAAGTGTTCCCCTCTAAACCTTTCAAAATTCTACTTGAGTTTCTAGCATTGTAAACCGTTCGCAATTCACTGCTATCTAGATTCGTGTTGAAAATCGTAGTTTCTCGATTATTAATAATATCAAACAAGAAATCCTGTTCCCAGTCGCTCTTAGGAGTAATTGTTCCATTTTTTGCCCCCAAGTCATCGATAATTAGAAAATCAACATCAACTAACTTTTTGACTGCCTCATACTCTGTTAAGTTTGCATTTCTTCCATAAGCCCATCCTTCTTTTATCTGCTTGATAATCTCGGTTAAACTGACAAATAAGACACTCTTAGGATCGTTCTTCTCTCTGAAACTATCATTGATTTCTTTGGCCAGAGCAAGCGATAAATGACTTTTTCCTATTCCTGTGCTACCGCTGATTAAAGTATTTCCTGTCATACCTCCAAGGTACTTCTGGGCTTGCTCCTTTACAAACTCTAACATCTGACCTTCCTCTGTAGTCTTAACAAAGAAATTATCAAATGTCGCTCCCTTTAACTCTTTAGGAATTGTACTATCACGCATTAATACATCATAAGTTTTAAAATATTTTTGTCTATCATCAAACCTCTGTAATAGGTCTTTCTCTTTTTGTTTAATATCCCCCTTCACACACTCCGGGCAAAATGGTTGTATTTTTCTTTCTGAACTCCCTACTACAGGTATAGAAATTTCCCAGTAATTTACCTGATGAATATTACAAACTTTATCTGATATTTTTCTGTTATTGAACTCTTTAAATTGTTCCTTCATCCTTGCAACTCCTAAAATGGTAGATCTGGGAAGTTATCTTCTGACTTCCCTTTTATGGTTTTAGGCTTTTGATTCAAATAACCGTCAAACTTAGATCCGAAAAGTGTTTCAGGTCTCAGATATTTAGAAAATTCAGGACTATCCTTCCATTCTGCCGTTTTAATATCTATCACCTGTTTAAAATCTTCAAGTGTATAGCCTTCTTTGAATCGTGCTAGTAAAAGCCTTTTTGTCTTATCAACAAACTTATACCGCTTATTAGCTACTTGATTCAGATAAACAATAGGAATCCAAAGTTCTTTATGTTTTGTTTTCTCTAAATCTTTTATAGCTGTTTCTTCAAGCCAAGTAGGAAAAGTGAAAGGTGAGCTTTGCTCATTAGACGAGGTTTCCTCGGCTATATATTCTTGATTTATATCTAACTTTAAATCTTGCTCTAACTCTTTGTCTTTATCTATCTCTTTCTCTGTCTTACATGTAGATAACGTTGTAAAATTCTTAGATAACAATGTAAGATTTTTTTCTTTCTCTTGTTGCTCTTTGCGGTAGCTTCTCATATATGCAGCGTGATTTGTTTCTTGTTGTACTAAAGCTTTTGCTTGTGTTAACTCGGCATTTTTATCTTCATCAATCTGAATCAGACCACATTGCGTAAAATAAGCTATAGTCATGGATATATCATCCTCAGAAACATCTAATTTCAAGGCCAGTTCTTCTTTTAAGGTTTCAAAGTACCCTTCGTAATACAGAATACAATCACTTTCAAGACTTTCTAACATCATACGCATATAGATCACTGTCATGGTATAGCCACCAGGCATACTTTTTAGTCGCTTAATAAATAGGTTGTCAAAAAATTTCTTATCAATTTTCAACCAAAAATATACTTTAGTCTTTGCCATCATCTACCCCCAAAAACTTTAAAACGTCTGAGATTTTATAATACGCTTTTCTAGTATCTTCAATAGGCGGTATATACTGCGGTAGTCCTGCACCTTCCCATTTTATCAAGGTTTTATCTCCTATGCCCAGTTCTTCCTTTAGTTCCACCTTACTGATCAAATCTAATCTTTTTTGAGGTACTTTCTCATGGCTTTTTAAATACCGTTCCACCGCTTCCAAAATCTTAGACTTTAAATCTTCAATCATTTTTTCAAACATCTTAGTACCCCCATGGCTTAACCCCTGCAAGCTGAATATATCGCCCATAATCAGGGCTTAAATCCTCGCTAGTCGTTTCAATCGTCTGTGTACTTTCTCGCTCGATTTGGGCACTTTTTTTGCGGTCTCGGCGGTTTAGATAAAGTAGTAGGCCAAGCAGTAGCAAAGTAAAGACAATAGACTGCGTATTGCTTAATTCTAATTCATTCATGTCATGCCCTCGCTTTGTAATTCTTGATATAATTTACTTGATAGCTTCGCTTCATCTTCAGAAAGTCGTACACCTCTTCAGAAGTTACTTTATCATCTAAAAAGTCAATGATGAACTGAAAGAGATTCGGATGTCTATCCTTGATTTTAGTCATTAGCTTGTCAAATTCTGATCGTGTCATGTTGTCTAGGTCTAGAGTCATATTTTTCTCCATTAGCCTTTCCTTGTCCTTTTTCTTGCCTGTTTTCTATATGGTATGCTTCACCACTCCAAACGCTGGGCGATTGCCCCAAGTTGGCGAACGCTTGTAGCGGTGTTTCG